AATCTCTTTTAACGAAAGGTATTGACACACATTTACAGTTAACTACTTCTTTAGCTAAAGCACCTAATGAAGTATCAGAGGGAAACATTAACAACGATGAACCTACCATATAAGGTTTATCACTAGCTATAGGAGTTTTCTGATATTTAGCACTAGCCGTTGCATGAGTATCTCGTATATTAGCACCGCCTGCTATCCATTGTTTACTTAAATTATCTTTACCAAATATATCTTCTGCTGATAATGAAATGCCATTATTTGCAGAGGCAGTAGTTTCAGTTTGTACTACTCGTCTAGCCATCCAACGTGATTTAAATTTTAATCTTTTCATTATCTCTTTAACTCTAGGTTCTAAACCCATAGACATAAATTCCTCATTTGCAGTTAATTCTTTTATAACTTTTTTTAGTGTATTTCTAGCGACACCGCTTATAGAAGTGACTTCTTTTGCAGTAGCTAAATAATTTGAGCGTTGTGTAGCGTATCTATCCATACCATTTAATACAGTAGATTCTAGATTTTGCATTTCTCTTCGTGTAAGTTTTTGTCCTCTTTCTATTTTATCTAACAATCTTTGTATCTCAAATTCACTAAGTTTTTCTACAAATAATTTAAAGTGTTTTCTGTACCACATAAAAAAACGTAATCCAGTTTGTCTGTACATCTGCTTATACATCTCTACCATTTCATCTTCTTTAAATAAAGTATTAAAGTTTTGATTCGTAGCAGTATCTTCTATCTTATAATACTCCATAGCACGAGTATAATTTTTAATATAATACTCGTACACAATAGGATAGTTTTTCTTTTGTGCTATTTTAATTTGTTTAACAAATTCCTTAGATATATTTCTTTGTGCTTGTTTAGTTTCTAATGTTTTTTGAGATAATAAGTTATTGCAAATGGCATACCTCTGAGTTCTTTGTGGATATTCTGATGTCATCACATCATCTATCATACACCTACTAATAAATTGATTGTTAGATTCTTCTGCTCTCGGTTTTGGTAATGGCATTATTCTTCACTTTTATCAATTATACGTTTACACCATTTCCACATTGCATCGTCTTCTACTTTTGACGTTTTAATATTACCACCCCAAAGAGCAAAAGATATATCACCACAAATTGGTTTACCTTTTTCATCTATATAATCACCAGTAACATACTCGTGAGCACGTGATAAATATGCAAATGTTTTTTTAACTATAGATAGTGATAAAGGCTTACCAGCAATTAAATCCGTTGCACGACCTTTGCCAACTAATGTGGCACAAGGATTATTAAATTCTTCATTTATTGACTTACCTCTCTCTGCATTTTTTCTTACTGATTTTGGATAATCATCATAAAATTCTTGTTTTCTTTCCTCATCATCTTCATAATATTTATCTACTGCCTCATTATACTCTTCATGCGTTTCAAAAGGCATAAATACATCTTCACCATCCCAATTATGACTGTGTGAACCACTACCTCCTAGTTCTTCTGCTCTATCTTCCGCCTCTTGTCTTGTAGTGAATACATCTGTCATGCCCGGTACTAACTTTTTGTAATCTAAATTTTTCTTTGTAGACATAGGATGACCTTCAGGTAATAGGTCTTGGTCATGTCTACCACTTTTAAATTTACCATTTCTTAATGCATATAAAAAAGAATTTACTCTAGCCATTGCCCATTGTTCAGGTGAACTGACAGTTGGTCTTACTGATTGAGGATTATTTCTATAAGCACCAATACCTCTTTTATATACTGCATATAAAGTTCTTACATTAGTTTTTTTTGTTTTAGCATCTCCTACTTTTTCATTATGCTCTTCAACTTTTTTTTCTAATGCTTTTCTTAGCTTAGCAGTCATTTCTTGTTTTTGCTCTTCTTCTTCAATTACTTCTTCAATAACATCTTCTTCAATAACTTCTTCTTCTTCTTCTATTACTGGAAACTCTACGTTATCAGAGACTCCCATATCTAAATCTGATATAGGAATAAGGTTTGACGGCACTAAATAATCTTCCATTACTGGATTTTCTTCATCTACACCATACCCTTGTGCTTGTCTTTTTTCATTTGCACTTAACCAATATGATTTTGAAAGAGTATCTACTAACTTTTCTTGTTCAGGCATTAACTCAGGAACGGCACTATAATCAAAATCAAAATATAAATCTTCACCAAACATAGGTACTAACCACCTATTAAACTCATCTCTTATTTTATTTAATTCAGGTATTACTGCATTAGTAAATAAAACCTTTCTAGCGGTTCTATAATTATCATAAGTTGTTGATTCTGTGTTGTTTAATAATTGAACTGGTATCCCATATATGTTACATAAATCTTTAACGGTAGCGTTATAAGATTCTAATAATTGTAAATCAGAAGTTGATAGACCAAAGTTTACCCAACTAAATTTCTTTCCTGTAATCATTACATCATTAGCTGATTTAGTTCCTTGATAATTTCTTCTAAAAGCGTCTTTCATTTGTTGTGCTTGAGTCGGTGTTAATTGGTCATCATCAGGAGTTAACATACCTCTAGCAGATTGATTATGTAAAAATTTTAAATTAGTTTCTACCGCTTCATTGCTTGTTGTTAATACTCTCATGCCTGCTTGTATTGGAGATTGACCGTATAAGTGAGAGCCATTACTAGAATAATCAGGATTAAAATCTGAAATATGTAATACTTCTTCGGCAGTTAAATCATATTTATTATCATTATACATCATAGTATATTTTGATACTGGTTTAAATATTCCGTCTGATTTTATTTCTATTAAGTGTGCAGGTAGATTATATAACTGATAATATATATCTCTGTTCTCACCGTTTTCAGGAGAGATTCCATATACATATCTATTACCAGTTAGTTTACCAAAACCAATAAGTTCCTCAAGAAATACTGCCCAAGATTGTGCTGGATTTGGTCTTTCTAACAACTTACCAAGTGCTGAATGTTCAACTTGTTCTAGTGTATGCTTTCTTAATAGCTTTGCTTTTAATACTGATTCTTCATTTAAGCTATTTGATGTTAAGGCTTTGTATTCTTTTAATGCACCGTCATCAACTTTTCTATAAATATTATAAGGTACTGTTACTGCTGATTTAGATATTAATTGAATCAATGAATATATTGTGGGATTGTAAGCATAACCTTTTTCTATATAATCTTCATTATATTGATTATTAGAAATTGTATTGTCACCCATAAAGTTATAAATGAATCTATTGTACGATTCATTCGTCTGTTGAGAATTAAATGCTTTTAATCCGTTTCTTAATCTTTGGAGAAAACTTGCCATAAATAGAATTTATTTTCAAAAATACTAAATTTATTTAAACTATGATAAAATCTCTTGACCTAGCTAAGCCAGTTGTCACACCATAACGGAACGCATCCATTAAATGGTCTTGTCCATTTTGTTTTATCTTATTAATTCTTTGTCCGTCTTTATTAGATTCCCAAACGTAATATTGATATTCAGTAAATAGATTTTTGCTTTCCTTAGAAGCAAAAACTGTATACTCTTTTATAGTTTGTATGCCATTTAAAATACTATCTTTTCCTTTTTGTGATGGTTTAGCATATAACCCTAGTCTCTTTAACTCTTCAATGCTCTTAGGCTCTGCACTATCGCATATAAATATTTGTTCTTCTAATTTTAGATTTTTAATCTCTTGATAAATGTCTTGATTAGTTAATCCTTTTTTATATAATAATTCATTTACATATAGCCTATCATTCTTTCTTCTAATCTCTATTATTGTGGTAGGGTCATTTGAAAATCCAAAATCCATTGCATAAGCAACTTCACAATGTTCTTTATTTAAAAAATCTTTATAGTCTATCCATTGCCAGTTATCAAATATTGCACCAGTTTTAAAGTTTGCCCTTAATCCTAAACCAAATACTCGCCATCTATCGGTATCTGTTTCTTTCATTCTTAGTATTTCTTTTCTTATTTCTTCATCTAAGAAAGCATTATCCTCAAATGTTGTAATAAATAACTCAGCATCTGAACGGTTACTAATATCATAAAGCCAATGAATAACATCTGACGGATTGAAGTCACATAATATTCTCTCACTTGTTCTAAGTGCTAACTGCTCAAAGTCTGATAAATAAAATTCGTTTGCTTCATTTAACCAACATATATCTCGTTTTCTACCTCTTACTTTCATCTCATTATCAAGAGATATAAATTCTACTAAATGCTTTTTATATTTAAATGTCAATTCTGCTTTATTAATTTCTGCGAAATTATATATACCTACCTTTTGTGCTATCTCTATAAAGTCTCTATAGACAGAGCCTTTGAGAGCAGGTAAGGTTTTTCTTGCAATAGTTATTACAAGTTTATCTTTTCTTGTTGTTAATAAGTATATAATATATTGACAAAGTGCATATGTCTTTCCGCTTCTACTTGAACCTTGATGTATTACTATTCTTTTATCTGTATTTATAGTTTGATAAAACTGAACATTACATTCTATTGTTTCTTTTTTCCTGCTGGTTTCCATGTAATCAATTTGCTTTCTACTGAGCCATTCACATCGTATTCCCTTCTTTCAATGTAGCCTCTGTCCTTAGCCTTCGTCTTTAGATAGAATATTGTAGAGGTAGGGTTACCACCTTGTATCTGTTTAAATAATTGACTCTCTGCAAAGTCTTTTGCTACATTACTTAAATCATCTACTTGACTAGCAAACCCTTTATCTTCTTTATAATATCTATAGAATGTCGTTCTATCTATACCTACTTGTTTGCAAGCAGTAGTGACTACTCCTAAAGATTTTTCAAGTCCTTTAAGTAATGCCTTTTTAGTATGTTGTATTTTGTTGCTTTTCATAATTAAAAAAAGTGCTATCTTCTATTTTACATCAAAAATACTTAAATGTTTCTTGATAAAAGTTAAACATTAAGTTAAAGAATCAAGCACTTTTATATTTTTTACCATTTATTTTAACTTTAATACTAGAATCTAAGTTAAGCATTCTATCTATAATAACTTGACAGTATTTTGGGTCAAGTTCCATTCCATAACATTTACGATAAAGTTGATGAGCGGCTACCATTGTTGAACCGCTACCTAAAAAAAAATCACCAATTAACTTTGCATCATTTTTAAATTTATTTATTGACCAACTTATTAACTCAATGGGTTTTTGGGTTGGATGCACTCTGTTAGTTTTTTCAGATGCTTTTGTATATTGCCTAACAACACTTCTTGCATTTGACCATGCAAGTTCACAATCTGTTTGGTCGCTTTGTCCGTTATTTTTATCCCAAACTAACCAACATTCTGAGTCTGGTAAACAAGATGAATAATAATTAGCACCCCACCATATGTGAGTAGCTTGTGGAAATAATGGGTAAATTAAATTAAATGAATCTTTTGCGGAATCCGTATTATCATCACCAAGAATATCATTATCATAGTTTTTACTTAATACTCCGCTTTTTGTTACTGCGTTCATGCCATAGGGTGGGTCAGTAAAAACCATATCCGCCTTCTCACCACCCATAAGCTTTGCCACTTGCTCTGAGTCTGTACTATCACCACATAATAATCTATGTTCTCCTATTTCTATTAAATCACCTAAAACAACATCAACTTTTAAATTATCAGGTTTATTGTAATCATCTTCTTCTGCTTCAGGTTCAATCTTAAAATCAAAATCTAAACCCCATTCATTTAGTTTTTCAGTATCCCATTCGTTTGCAAGTATATCAAAATCCCATTCACCAAATCCTACATTATCTTTTATTATAAATTCTTTCTTTTGTTCATCTGTCCAACCTTCGGCAACGTCAATAGGTATTTCTTTTATTCCTGTTTTCTTTAACGCTCTAAGTCTCATATTACCACCGAGTACAACCATATTTTCATCTACTACTAACGGTCTTTTCTCTAACATTTCAGGAAAATCTTTAATTGATTTTACTAATTTTTTAAATTTTTTATGTGAAATAAATCTAGGATTTTCATTATTAGGAATAATCTCTTTTATGTTTACTTTTTTTCTCATCAAGAATATTTTTTTACAATATTTACATACTTCACATCATGACCATCAATTCTATATTTAAAATAAAAATATAGAAACCATAAGTCTCTTAAACATTTTTCTACTATTGGTATATTTCTATGATATTTTTTATTTACTGGAAAAATAACACTAATTGCATAAATCATTTTATAGCATCTTACATCGTAATCATTATAATAATAATCTCTTTTTGCTCTTAATTTATATACGTGTATAAAATCTTCAATTTCTTTTATTAATAATTTTTTATTCTTCCTCACATCCCAAAAGTATTATAAAATCTTTTCTTGTTATAACTTTTCCTTGATATTTATATACTTTATTATTATTTATCTCTTGATATTGTAATGTTTGTTCTGTATTTATATATACTTTTCTTGACTTGTCCATTTCAAAAAAAACCTTTCTATTACGATTATCTCTAAACGCATTAAAAAGGTTTATCATTGTTTGGCACACATTGTCTGTAGTGCCAACT